TCTTGGAGTTTTAACTTTTCAGATGGTGTCCTTTCACTCTAATGAGATAGACTTTCTTGGTAGTCTTACGTGCTACCGAGGCTGTGCTTTCCCTCTCGCTTAGCGCACCCATAATGTCAAAGTGCAAACGAACGTATAGGATGCTTGTTCAATATCCCGATACCCGTGTGACACCGCAACCTATAATAAATGCCAATCACAGATAGCTACTATATATCGTTTCAAGTAGCACTAAGTCGGAGGTTCTGCGGAAAGAGAGGGATTCGAACCCCCGAGTCCTTTCAGACCTTCTGTTTTCAAGACAGACGCATTCGTCCACTCTGCCATCTTTCCGTTGTCGGTTCTGCATTTCTTAAGAATGAACATGATTACCGATATGTCCCGAACCGACAAAAGACATCCGTATGGTAGAACTATTTATGTCCGTACTATATACGCATCATAGCCATATCGCAAATCGTCAAGATACGTGCTTAAGTATCTGTAACATCCACTTATAGTTAGATATGCGTAATAGTCTGAGGTAGAGTTGTAGTCGCCATTTTGATAGCTATAACAAGCATCAACGAATTTGTTTATAATCCGTTCCAACTTGGCAATGGTTTCATCAACCTCCTCAGGTGACTTCCAACATAAGCTACTTAGCTTTACCCCCATGATGAAATCATTGATTTCTCTTTGATTCCTCTTTATCGTGAGACTAAGCTCGTAGGGAGCATCGTAAGGGTCATCTTTGATGGGTTCACGGGTCTTTGTCGTTGCTATCTCAAGCTCAAACATCGGACTCCCATTATAATCTAACGTCTGCGAAGATTGGTATATCTTGACATTCGTCTTGTATGCCCCTCTATCAAGACCTTCGTAAAACTCTGTCGGACTAATCATAACTCTTGTAGTTTAGTAGTTGTAGTGGAGATGGGGGGACTCGAACCTGCGACCCCCGCATCCCAAATGCGGTACGCTACCAACTGCGCTACATCCATATCAGAAACTACCGAACGTGCTTGTCACACCACCCTATCACGTGGGTAGGTGTCGGAACTTCCCCGACTCCTTTCGGTGGTCTCTCTTTATTGTATCATCAAGAATGTCAAAGACCGAGGTGGGTATTGTTTGTCTCCCACACCACAAAGGTAGGGAGAGTTTTTCAATCCACCAAATCTTGATGAAAATTTCTTTCCCGAGGGTCTCATCCTCGGTTGAATTGCTAACAATGTCAAAGAACTCGGTTGTGCCGTATTGTTCGTTCACATTGCAAATGTAGGAAGGATTTTTTAATCCACCAAATCTTTTGGAGAATTTTCTCCTGCTGGTTGTGACGAACCACCTACGTTAGGGTTCTCAACGTCCTTTGTCTCAGGACTTTTGTTATCTGATTCTTCGTCAGATTTTTTTTCTGAGTTACGTGCTTTCTCTTCGTTTCTCTTGACCTGCTCCTTTCGGATTAGTTCAAGTTCGTTGTTTGCTTTGAGCACTTCGTTGTTGTATGTCTTACGGGCTTGGGCTACTCTCGTATCTATTGCAGACACCTTTTGTTGTAGGTCTACATCGGTGATAGGTATATTGCCGTGCCCTGCTGTATCATCAGCCTCAAAGAGCGGTTTGCTCTTTGGGCTTTCCTTGATGGTTACTTTATACTTCTTGTTTGCCATAGTCGTTTATAGTGCAGGTTCACCTGCTGTATCTGCTCCCGTATCAGCTCCTCCGAGGTCTCCACCCATATCAGGTGCGCCACCGAAGTCACCACCACCTAAGCCTCCTCCTGAGCCTCCAACATCAAATCCTCCTCCGTTGTCAAAGTCTGCGATACCGCCACCGAAGGAATCCATCTGACCAAATCCACCTCCGTTTTGTGCTTCGCCTTCTTCCTTCATCTTCTCCTGATGCTTCTTTCTTGCTTCTCTTGCGGCGTTCAGCTCAATCATATCATCAGCTGATAGGTTGAGGAACTTGCTTATTGCAAAGCTGGCAGGTATGTAAGATGAGTAGTTCTCCTCTTGGATGGTAAGGAGGGAGTTGATATACTCAGAAGCATTCTTGAGTCTTTCGCTCTCCTTCATATCTACGAAGATATTCTCATCAATGAACTCAATGGTCGTTGCGGCTTTGAGCTTCACGTGCTTTGCGTACTCAGGGTGCATAAGAGCAAACTGAATCCAAGTGGGCTTGATAAGTATCTCCTTGAAGATGACCCTAAGTCGGTTGATGAATCGGTGGAAGTTATGCTCTTCGTGCGTGATGGACGAACTCACATCATATGGGTTTGCCATTCCCTTACCTACTGAGTTAGGGAATCGGTTACGAGGTATCTGCGTATCTTGGATGAACCTATCCCAAAAGTATTCAAGCGTTTGGGTTGAGTTCATATCGTACCCGTCATCACCGATGGAAGACACATCCGTAGCTCCTTGTCCGTTAGATGGGAATACCATCGTCTTTGCAAATGGGAACTTTGCCCTGCCATTGTAGTTTACTTCACCACTCAGCGAGTCAACGCTTATATCTTCCTTGTAGAATGCTTCAAACTGAGCAAGCTCCGTGCGCATCCTCTGTGGTGGCATAGAACCCATAGGTACGACAATCTTCGTACGCTTCTGAGCATTCATCAAGTTCCAAATGACACGAGACCCTTCAAGCTGGTTGAGGATGTTGTATGACCTTGAAAGGCGTTCAAGGTAGGATACGTTCAAGTTGTTGTACTTACCTGAGTACGAGATGTAGATGATATTGGAGTCGGGGATTTCAATAGCCCCTCCTGACGTTTCTTGTATCCATACCTTAACATCCCCTACACCTTCTACTTTCTTAATCTTGGTATATAGCGTAGTTGGGTCAAGTTGCTTGAAGCCTGCTATACCCGTAGCCTTCATTATGCCATTCTCGGTGGTATATTCGTAGATGATTTCAAATGCGAGGATACCATCAATGAGGAAGGACTTGAAAAGATTCCAAGCGTCATCAGATACGTGGAAGTTGTATATACGATATACCTCACGGAATGCCATGACAAGACCATCCAGCACTTCCGACTTACGTCCTTTCTTGTCAGGTTTGATGACACTTGATAGGAGCTTAATATTCAAGTTGGCAAAGTACCCATTCGTATCGTAGACGATGGCTTCATTGGATATAATATCAAGACATGTCTCAATCGTTGGGTTCTTGGCAAAGTCCCTGAGCTGTTGTCTCCTTACGGAGTATCTCTTATCGTAATATGGGATATACTCATCTTGACCCACAACGTCTGCGTATGGGTTTAGGTAGATGTTGTCGTTACCCCCATACATTGAGTTGAATGAGTTGAGTGCTGTATTAGACGTTTCAGTAGAACCCTTTGCGAAAGAGTTTTCAATGAGGCTGGTGTTCCACCTTGCAGACGTTGATGATAGGTCTACGAGGTTGCGTGCCTTAGCCTTCTTCTTATCTCCTCCGTCACGAGCGTGTTCTTCTGCGTAGACAGCATATATAGGAGAACGCCTATCCTCTCTGTTCTCCCTTGATGGGTATATGTATTTGATTTTCCTTGCCATAATAAAAGCTCCTAACTAAGAAATAGCAGGTTGGTATTTTATTTAACCTATCTACTTATTTTAGTTAGGAGCTTAAAGTACGTTTTCTGAAGCCTATAAGTAAACCTTCTTATGGGTCAGAGGGAACTTCCTATCCTTGTAAATCCCGTCTCGTTCCTTTGCGTGCTTCATCAGGTAGCAAGAGGAGCGACTTGATGGGACTTTCTCGCCCTTAGGCTTGTAGTTTAAGTTGTCCCTAAAGTCGTAAAGGATAACCTTCTCCTTCCCCTTGAAGAGACGCATACCACGACCGAGAGCCTGAGCTACGATACGTTCGCTCTTTGTCGTCTCCACGAGGAAGATATACCAAAGTCTTAGCAAGTCCACACCTTCTGAGAATGTGCCAAGCGTAGCAACGAACACGGAGTTGTTGGTCTCGTCCTTTTCAAACTCTTCCTTCATCGCATCACGTTCAGCTACACTCGTGCTTCCGTCTACGTAGTATATTGTCTTGTCGGTATTCTCCTCAAGCCATTTGACGATTTGATTTCCGTAGTCACCCTTAACGTCAGAGAAGAGGACAAGGGTATTCATATCTGTACTTGCGATGCAGTTGCAGATGTACTCAAGTCGCTTGTGCGAAGCTCGGATGTACTCTCGCTCTTCGTTGTATAGCATTGATGCCATTCGTGTATCACCCGTAGGGCGCATCATTCGGTGGTTGTATAGATTGGTAAGACCACCATAGGTATTATCGTGGACAAGCTCAATGGCTTCAACCTCAATGGGCGTTGCCTTCTTCTCCTCGTTGATGAGTTTGTCGCTCGTTAGGGTGTACACGATTGGACCCATGTACGACTGAGAAGTAAAGGATTCAATCGTCCCCTTCTTCTTGTGCGGTGTCCCCGAGAGCCCTATCTTGTAGCGTGCATTCGTACAACGGCTAAAGACCACCTGCATTCCCGAGGCAGTGATATGCTGACACTCGTCACCCACGACAGCCGTGACCTTTCTGAAGAACTCTACATTCACCTTTTGAAGGGATTGGAATGTCCCGAAGACGATGTTGCATTTGTCTCCCTTGAACTTAGCTACAGGCTTACCTCCTCCGACAAGTTCATACTTCCACTCCTTTTTGTATGCTGGGTTAATCTTCCCATCATAAAGGACGAACTTCTCCATTGTTTGAGTGGCGAGCGCACCGCTTGGGACAACGAAGACCATCTTGGTTTCATCAAGGTGGTCAAGCATGTACTTAAAGATAAGATAGCTCGTCAGTGTTTTACCCGCACTCGTGGACATCTCCGCTACGCACCTTCGGTATCTAAGTACTGCATAAGCCGCATCTTTCTGATAACCATATGGTTGTATCTCCGAACCTTCAAAGAGGTCTGATACGTATTTCTCAAAGTACTCCTTCGTGATTTGCGTATCAATGAGAGTTGGCAGGAAAGCATCTGAAAGGGATACCTCTTCCTTATATTCGGAAGCAAAGTTGTAAAGCTCCCTCCATAGTCCCGATGAGACGATGAGGTTCTCGCTCATAAACGATTCCTCTACGGGGATGTTTGGATTGAGCTTCCTAAGGATAAAGGCATCCTTTCGTTCAGCCGTCATATAGGATAAGATCTGAAACGTCTTATGCTCCTGAAGGTCATCTACTTTAATGTACTGACCATCGTTTGATATTTTTAACAGCATTGTTCATCTGTCTTGATGTAAAAAAAGAGTGCGCTACTCCAAATGCAAAGATATGAAATAGCGCACAAATATACAAATATGGTTCGGTTATTTAGGGTTTCGCAAGGTGAACACCCAAAGATGACCTGCGTCTTCTTCTGCGCCCTTGCCCGTGTGGGCTTGCGCAATCCTTGGTGAGATAGTAACCGAAGAAGTGAAGTTATCCCTCCATTTGTAGGAGAGACGAGTCCTCTCAAGGTTAATTAGAGGTCCAACGGGGTAGTCCTCGCCAAGGTCTATCGTATATGGAGATATTTCCACCTCGCCCTTAATCTTGTCCTCCTTAACCTCAGATACGCCTACGACCTTATACGTCAGCTGTTGCTTGAGTTCATCAAGGGACATCGTAAGCTCCTTCGCCTTCTTAGCCGTATCCACCGAAGCCTTCTCCTCGTCTTGGAATAGGTATCCATTAGAGTAGGCGTGCTTATTGGAAGGTATCTTCCTAAACATCCGAGCGAAGGGAGAAGACGTGAGCGGAGAATGGCTCTCCTCGTTGTTCCAAAAAGACCTCGCCTTTAGCTCGTCATCCGTGAAGAGCGGGATGTTCACATCCAAGTCAAGCTCAACCTTTCCGCCAATCTTCTTGTACACCTTCCCATTGTAAACTACCTCATTGGAATGTCCTACGTTTATCTTATTCCCATTTAAGGTACGCTTTGGGTAGTCAAGGGTTAGGAGCGTCTTGTTGGTCTCCGAGATAGGCTTAATGGAGAAGTGTGTATCGTCATCAAACAGAGAGCTTAGCGTAGGTAGCATAAACTCATTTGAGAACGTACCACCTGAGGTGAACATCCTATTGGTAAGGTATGGCTTAATGTAAATGGAAGCCGTCTTATCAACTCCATTGAAATCACCCCAAGTCGTATATTGGTCGGGGATGCTATTAAGCTCTTTTGTCGTTAATTGATTAACGCCTATCTCAATCGGCATCACCGAATAAACGCCCCTTGATGACACAACGCTACTCTTGACGTATTTGCCGTACATCGCACTTTCCTGGGTTATACCTGACGAGAGGTCTGCACTCGTCTCGTTCATAAGAACGGGTTCTTCGTTGAGGTAGTTGAATGTTTTGATTACGTCATACTTAGGGTCAAACGATATGCTTCCACCATCATCAACAGAGGGGGAGAAGAACATCATTCGGTCTATGCTTATGGGAAGTTCAATATCTGTATATGTAGGGTTGTCCATCTTGAGCTTCAGCGATATGTTCACCTCGCTATGTTCTACAAGATAGTTCATCGTGGAGACGATTATAAAGAAGCCACTTTCATACCTACCATTTCCAAGAGTTGCGATAGACGTTATGTTTTTCATATCTCGCTCTTGGCTCATCAGACCAATCTGATGCGCTACACGTTCAGTTGTCACGTCTCTATCACGCACTGCGGGACTTTCGGAGATGAGCATATCAAGGATATTCTTCGCAACCTCCTTGCTCATTGAAGCGTCAGCATTCTTCTCCCTGAGGATAGCGAATGGGACGCTGTCGTTCATGAAGTCGGTGATTGAAGCCTTGCCCTTTGTGATTTTTACTGCATCCCCCTCAGGTATGATGACATTGTTTTCCGCCACAAGAGAAATGGAGACCTGCATAGGCTCTTCGTCTCCTGCTTGCGAGAACTTGTCCTTGATAAATGGAGACACAATCTTTCGCTCACCATAGGCTACCGATTTGTTCAGCTTACCGACACCATTTGATAAGCTACCATCTGATACCATAAATGGGCTGATGTTCCCAAGCCTACACAGCGTTGCTACGTAAACCTGAGACCTCTCCATATCCTTTGCTATGCGAGACCAATTAGTAGGGTCTAAGTTTGAGAACGTGAGCGTGTTAGATATGTCTAACATATTTGAACTCAGGTTCTTATTCTTGTCCATAGCGTTCATAAAACGCTTATCAACCCCTTCAAAAGAAAGCGTAGGCTTTCTTCTTTCGTCCTCGTAGAATGGCTGAGAGATAGACCAATCGTATGTCCTACCACCATCCGTTGTGAACGATATATTGAGCACTCGCTTTGAACCTTCTTCAATACTCTGATAGAATCGGTTTGTACTCAGCAAGGCTTCCTTCTCGTTCGCATACTTGGTTGGTATGTTCTTCCCGTAGATGTATGGGATTGCAACGCTATTGTCAAGGTAGTATGGCTGTCTGAAATGGACAAATGTGTTGTGCGTAATGTTGGATAGGTTCACCTTTTGAACACCTGAGTACACACCATCAGCGTAATACAGCGGAGCATTCGCCTTAACCTCCTTTGCAATAGGTACATCAACTCCGTTAATCTGAACCTTAACAATCCTATCGTACAATACCGAGCCGTCAGAGTTTTTAGCCGTTGGGAAGAAAATCTTCATCAGCTTTTGGTCTGACATAGACGTGGTAGCACCATCAACAGCTGGGATGATATTCCTCTTTAGTGAGGTATCAATAAGGGTAGAAGAGTCCGTTACAAAAGACAATGCTCCTTCGGACTTATTCATAAACTGCTGTATGGGTACAAGTTTTATCGTACCTTCCTTGAGCTCTACTCTCGCTCCTCTTTCAATGGGTCGCTTGAAGATGCGCACGCCATCACTAAGTACAAAAGGAACGATGGAGAACGTTATATACTGCGAATTATCAGCTGTGACATCTCGGTAGAGTTCCAAGATGTCATTCTCCTTCATCTCTATGGTGTAAACCTTTGAGGGAGTTATGTCGTAAAAGTCCGTTGGTTGTACGACAAACTTTCCCTTTGACGTATTGACAGCCATAACTCGTACCCCACCCGATATTGAAGACACAGCACTTGGGGATATTGCAAATGATATACTGCTATCATCCCCGTGAATGTAGATGCCCACCTTGCATACGGGCTTGTCTTCATATACGTAGGGCAGTTTGCTCGTTACGTACTCGTCAAAGTCAATCGGGAACACGCACTCCTTGGCAGTTTCAGAGGACACAGCCTTATCAAGGATTTTTGTCTCGTAGAGCTGATACTCATTAAGAGACTTGTTTACGTGGAGACCCTTAACGTCAAGGGTAATCCCGTTGTTGTTACTTCCAATTCGGAAAGAGCGTAGGTCAGTCTCAAGAGTAATAAAGTTGCTTCCTGATATGGCTATCGTCCTATCCTTGCTAATATCAACATCAGCGACAGCACCCCTTGATAGGAGCGGTAGCGATGAAAATCGGTTAGCACGATAATCTAAGATGTTGATAAACTCGGATGGTGAGAATGCAGGGTTCTCCCTTTTGTAATGACCGATACGACCACTATCAACACGACCTGCATTACTAATCCCGACTAATGAAGATACGCATACCCTACCATTACGATGCCAAATGCTATCGCTGATAAAGTTAGGGGTATCTTGCAGTATGCGGTTGAATGTCTCAGCAGAAATATCCTCCATAGAACCATCAACCTTAACCTTCTTC